TGGGTAATCGGTTTCTTTATTGATGGAGACGATGCACAGGAACCTGCGATCTTAGGAAGCATTGCCTCCGCACCAACCACACTTGCAGATGGAGGAATTGGTTTTAATGATCCAGATGAAGTGTTCCCTCGTTATGTGAATGAGTCTGATGTAAATCGTTTAGCACGAGGAACTCAGACAAAAACATATACACCAGACTCTGCTATAGGAGAACCGAATGATCCTTACAACGCACAGTATCCGTACAATCGTGTTATGGAAACTCGTAGTGGTCATGTTAAGGAATTCGATGATACACCGAATGCTGAACGAATTAGAGAATACCACAAGTCAGGCACTTTTTATCAAGTACACCCTGACGGTGATGTGTCTACACACATTATCAAAGACAGATACACAGTGGTTGCAAATGATGATTCCATTCATGTCAAAGGAAATGTAAAAATCGTTATTGATAAAAACCTAGATGTGGATATTGGTGGGACATGTAATATTACTTCTGAGGGAACTATGACACTTATTGCGCCTAAGATAGACTTGAACCCATCATGAGTTCTACTGGTATTTGTAGAGACAATGATTCGGCAGGTGGTGATTTGATTCCATCTCAATCAACTGTTTATGCGAATGGTAAAAAGGTTATTGTTAATGGGGACGATGTTGAATCTCATGCTCCATGTGCTACAGTTCCTATTCATTGTAGTGCAACAATGATTGCGGGAAGTAAGAATGTTTTTATTGGTGGTATTGCTGTTTGCAATGCAGGTGACAAAGCAACTTGCGGTCATGCCGCAAGTGGTAGCAGTAATGTAAATGTAGGAAACTAATAGTATTCAAAAAACCACATTAAGATTATACACAGAATTAAATAACTTGTCAAGAGGAAATTATGAAAAGTCATGACGCATTAGTAGGACTCTATGAAGTCTATCTAACAGAAAACGAAAAGTTTGAAAATGGAAATAAGTCTGCGGGTACTCGTGCGCGTAAGGCATTAGCAGAGATTTCAAAAATCTGCAAAGAAAGACGCGCTGAAATCCAAGCATCTAAAAATTCTGACTAAATAGTACAATAAGAATCGAGAGAAACTATGCCAGAAAAAGACATAACAATCTTTAGTGATTTGGACATTGGATTTATTCCCCATCCAATCACTCAGCAACTGACACGAAAGAAAAATCGTGAGGCAGTGCGTCAGTCTGTCAAGGCATTAGTTCTCACAGATTTTTACGAACGCCCATTTAAGTCAGACATTGGATGCGGTATTCGTCGTTATTTGTTTGAGTTGTTTACACCTGCGACAAAGCAGTCGATGCAGAACGCGGTGCGAGAGGTTATTGCAAACTACGAACCTCGCGCAGAGTTGATTGATGTGTTGGTCGAAGACAGACCAGACCTACATGCTGTTACAATCTCTGTCGCATTTTATATTGTAAACGATCCAGATCCCGTAGTATTAGATGTCATCCTAGAAAGAGTCCGATAATGGCAACATCAGCAAACAGTTACTTACAAGTTACAGAACTCGACTTTGAGGAAATCCGCACAAACCTCAAGTCATATCTGTCCACTCAATCCCAGTTTCAAGACTATGACTTTGAAGGTTCTGCGATGGCAGTCCTTTTGGATGTGCTGTCTTACAACACGCACTATAATGCTTACTACATTAACATGCTTGCCAACGAGATGTTTCTTGACACATCACAGCAACGCGACTCTGTTGTATCGCATGCAAAGTTAGTTGGATATACTCCAGTATCAGCAATCGGTGCAACTGCGAACGTGACTGTTACCTTTTCTGGTGTTTCCCCTGTAACAGCACAGTTCACCATTCCAAAGAATTCCAAATTCACTACAACAATTGATGATATTCAGTATACCTATGTCACACCGCAAGCATACACTGTCACCAATAGTTCAAACACATTCTCTCGTTCGATTACAATTAAAGAAGGGTTACCACTGACGCATCGCTTTACAGTAAACGATGCGAACCCACAGCGTTTTGTTTTACCAAACGAAAATGTGGATGTGAGCAGTATCTCAGTGAGGGTTCAAGAGTCTGCGGCAGACACAACCGTAACAGAGTTTACTCGTGCGACAAATGTCTCTCAAGTATTTTCAACGACACCTGTATATTTTGTTGAAGAAGCATACGACTTAAAATATGAAATTATATTCGGTTCTGGTTCGCTTGGCAAGTCGCTGAAAAACGGTAACATTATCATCATTGATTACTTAGTGTGTAATGGTGATGCTACTAACGGTGCAACCACATTCTCGATTGACGATTTAACTGGTATCACAGAACCATATACAACTGCAACCATTGCGACAAACTCTAATGCTATTGGTGGTCGTCCTGCTGAAACAATCGATTCAATCAAGTTCAATGCTCCTCGCTTCTATCAAACGCAAAATCGTGCAGTAGTTGATAATGACTATCAACGCATTCTTTTAGCAGAAAACTCTGATCTACAATCGGTGGTTGCATTTGGTGGAGAGTTAGCATCTCCTCCAGTTTACGGTAAAGTATATGTGGCAGTCAAACCATTTGGTGAGCAGTTTGCGACTGCAACTCGTAAGCAACAACTCCGTGAGTCAATTTTAAATCGTGTGCCTCTTGCAATTGATCCAGTATTCATCGATCCAGATTATACTTATTTGATTCCATCTGTCACCACATATTATAGTGCATCACAGACAGTGGTATCTACTGGAGCGATTGAAACTCAAATTTTAAATTCGATCCGCGACTTCTCTACAAATAATCTTGAGAGATTCGGTAACCGTCTCCGTTATTCTCGCTTTGTTCGTGCATTGGATAACACACAAAATGGTTCTATTCTGAATAACGATGCGACAATTAATATTCAAAAACGATTTGTTCCAAACACAAACCTTGCAGAGCGAGTGACTCTTAATTTTAATAACCCACTACGAGCAAGTACCCTTACTTCATCACAATTTACTTTAAATGGATTCCAAGCATCTCTTGACGATGATGGAAATGGTAATGTCCGTATCTATCGTTTCAATGAAAGCAAGCAAAAGGTTTTTATCAATGATAATGCAGGAACTATTGATTACACAAACGGCACAGTAATCATTAATGCGTTCAGACCTTCCGCGTATTCGGGCATTGAAATGAAAGTCACTGTCATTCCAAATCGTCTCGATGTTATTCCGATTCGCGAACAGATTTTAATTATGGATGTCAATGATGCAAAAGTCACGCTTGTAGGTGAGACTCGTTAATGGCAGTCACCGATAAGATTTCAGCACTGGTCAAAGATCAGTTCCCGGACTTTTATAAAGAAGAAGGGGAAAACTTCCTCGCGTTTGTCCAAGCATACTACGAGTATATGGAGCAAAATGGGAAGATGACTGATGCGATTCGGAATCTTGAATCGTACAAAGATATTTCTACCACAACCGATGATTTCATTGCGTATTTTATCAATCAGTTTTTACCGGGAATACCTTTAGATGTTGCCGCAAATAAAAAACTATTAATCAAATACATCAATCAAGGTAACCAAGCACGAGGCACTTTAAGTGCATATAAACTATTATTTCGTGCTTTATACAATGAAGACATTGAGGTGGCGTTTCCTGCTGATCAGATTTTAAAAGTTTCTGATGGTGATTGGAATATTGATCGATATCTTGTAGCACCATATGATCCAAACAACTACAACTTCATTGGACAAACCATCAAGGGTGCTGAATCTGAAGCAGAAGCACTGGTAGAAGATGTGACTCGTCGTACCGTAAAGGGACGAGACTTGATGCAGATTTTTGTATCAAATGTACGAGGCACTTTCAACCATTTAGAACCAGTGCGACTAAAAGGAGATATTGGTGGTACTGGACATGCACCAATCGTTGAAGCAGGTATTAACTCAGTTGATATTATCACACCGGGCGGTGAGTATGCACCGGGAGATACATTAGAACTGCTTTCTTCTTTAAACGGTGACTTTGCAAAAGTCGTTGTTACCTCAGTTCAAGACTTGGGCGGTACTCTTACATTCTCATTGGTAAATGGTGGTTCTGGTTATACACCATCTACCGATCCGGGCGGTTCAATTATTGAGTTTATCGGTGGAGACGGTTCAGACCCCGCAAATTTTCAAATTGGTTCGTCAGATATTGTTGATACTTTTGCAATATCAATCAACACAGACTTAATTACATCAAACACAATCTTTGGTGAAAATGCTCCAACGATTACTTCAGCAGATGGTTTTGATCGCAGACTTGATCTGTTTGCCAACATGGTATTATCATCACCAGATTACGGTTTCCGTGAAGCAGGACAGATAAGCAACAACTTAGACTTTCGTGATCACTCCAATGCAGTGATCGTTATTGCAAATACTTCTGATCCAAGCATCGGTGTGGGTGCTTCACTATTTGGTGTTACCTCTGGCGCGAACGCAACAGTCAATGCGATTGCTCGTGCATACAACAGTACAGATGTTGTTCTCCGTATCAATGGATACAAGAACTTCTCTGGTTCGGAAAAGGTTAATATCTCAACTGCCTCTGGCACAACAGTCGGTACGGTATCATCATTCTCTGGCAACACGATTGGGTATCATGTCGCACAGATTGGTTGGATTGCGAACACAGAAATATCTCCTCTGTTTGAGGGTGATGAAATTGTAGGAAGAACATCTGGTGCATTTGGAGTGGTCAAAAAGATTGTTGATCTTACTGCAAATGGTTACAACCGTGGTGTTGGTGGTGCAGATGATAGAGACTTATATACAGTTCAAATCACTGCGAACACAACCGCAAACTTGACATCTCAGTTCGATACTGGTCCAATGAAACGATTCCTTGAAAACGAAGGACTCCGTTTAGTCAGTTCAAACACAACAGTTGGCAATGTAGTATCATCTACATCAAACAGTGCTGTAGAAAACATATACAGTCGTCTTTCCGATGCCCTAAATTTTGAAGCATCAACATTCGGCACAATTGCATCATTATCCTTGCCTGTAGGCGGTTCTGGTTATTCTGTTGCTCCAACGATTCGTGTGACAGAAGCAGACATTGCATCTCTTGGTATTGGCGAAGTTGTTTTGACGCTTCAATCTGACGATGTGAACTGGAATAGTGGAAACTCCACTTTTACAAAATTAGATACTACTGATAAAATAGTTCAATCATCTACTGGCGCATCTGGCGATGTCAAAGGTACAGGAACCCCCGGTCGAGCAATCAATACCATTCAGTATGCAAACGGCACTTACGAAATGGAAGTCCGTGTGTTCCAAGACTTCTTACAACGAAAACCCGGTAATATTAACTACGCAAATAATGAATTGGTAACTTTACAGATTATTGATGGTGCTTATGTTCCGGGTACAGTAGATACTCGTCCAGTTTCAGATACTGGTACTGCAAAGATTGTCTCGATTGAAGATCGTGGTGTACTTGGTGAAAACGCAGTTATCACCGCAGGGGTTGGTGCAAACGGTACAATCACAGGACTCCGTGTATTAGATTCTGGTTTTGCTTATCGTGACAATGAGATTGTTATCGTAGAACAAACAACTCGTCCTTTGGCAACATCAGCACAAGTCAGAGTGAATCTAAGTGGTGTGGCAAACGCAGAAGGATACTATGCATCTACTCGTTCGCATATCTCTTCTGCTCGTGGTTATTTACAAGATGGTGAGTTCTATCAAGAGTTCTCATACCAAATACAGTCGCCACTTTCATTAGATCGTTATCGCGATATTGCATTGGAATTGGTGCATCCTGCGGGTCAAGCAATCTTTGGTCAGTTCCGTCTTCAGTCGAATGCTGATGTCGATATTATAACATCAGCAAACAACTTTATTCGTGCTCAGTCTAACGGTACGATTGCTCTCAACGATGGAAGTTTCGATATCACTGGTACAAGCACTTCCTTCCTTGCAGAATTTGCAAACAGTGGCACTATAATTATTGAATACGCTCAAGATCAGTTCTATACAATGCCACTAAATATAGTAACAAATGATACAACAGCAAACCTAAACATTGCTTGGGCAAATGGAAACATTGCCTCTGCAAATGCTTATTACACTCAAGGGAACATCTCGTAATGGCAGTTTACAGATACGCAACCAAAGATTTATCGATCAACAACGCGCAAGCATTTATCTCTGCTTTGAATGCGTCTGATGGTCGTAATACAAAAAACTCTGTGATTCTTTACGCAGTGATCGGAAATCAATATCCGTATGCAAACGAACCGACTCCAGTGAATCCTGATGATAACGAACAGTTTCTTCAGTATGAGGCACATCGTGAGTTTATTGGTGGTAAGAAAATCACAACTGGAGATGTCTCGCATGTAGCACCTCGTTATAACTGGACATCTGGTACAGTCTACTCAATGTATCGCGATACAGACGAAGATATGTATGAGCGCGTGTACTATGTAATGACAGATCAGTTCAATGTCTATAAGTGTCTGTTTAATAACAAAGGCGCGGCATCCACAGTCAAACCTACTGGATTCTCAACCTCCGCATTTACGACTTCTGATGGGTACACTTGGAAATACATGTACACCATCTCTCTTGGTGATGCAAATAAGTTTTTGACATCCGTCCATATACCAGTGAAAACACTGACTGCATCTGATGGTTCAACAGAATCAGATCGCCAATTCGCAGTACAGAATGCGGCAGTCAATGGTGCAATCGAAGTTATTGAAACCGTAAATATTGGTTCTGGTTATCATGAGGTTGCAAACGGTGTTGTTGAAACTGGTGGAAGATTGACTATTCGTCTTTCTGCGGCAGGTGACACCCCTCCTTCTCCAATCGACAACTTCTATAATGGTTCTTCAGTATACATTATCTCTGGTACTGGTGCAGGACAATTGCGTCGAGTCGTTGATTATGCAGGATCGACTAAAACCTTGACTGTCAATACTGCTTTTGCTACAACACCAAATACAGACTCTCGCGTGATTGTTTCTCCGACACTAACGATCATTGGTGATGGTATTGGTGCAAAAGCATATACTCGTGTAAATGCAAATACTGGTTCTATCGATGCTATCAATATGATTGATAAGGGCAGTAAATACACTCGTGCTCAAGCACTGATTACTGCAAACTCAATTCATGGTACTGGTGCAACTGCCAATGTAGTTATATCAACGGTTGGGGGACATGGAAGCGATCCGGTACGAGAACTTGCCGCAGACAAAGTGATGTTGAATGTTCAGTTGAGAGACACAACCTCTGGTATTTCTGCAAACGGTAATGGATACATTCCTTCAAATACAGAATTCCGTTCAATTAGCATTCTGAAAGATCCTGTTCTCAAGTGTGATGCAAATAATAATCTCTTGCAAGTAGAATCAATCGCAAACACATCAAACAGTCCTAATACTTTACGATTTACAACACGCCTTCAAATTGCTTATAACACGAGAGAAGAAGATCGGGATGATGAGAAAACTTTGTTTGTTCGCGACATTATTACAAACGCAAGGACTAAATTAAAAGCAGAACTTGGAACACTTCAGTTTGTAACCGATCTCTCTCCAATCACTCGCAGAACAAATTCATTGGCAAATGCAGTAAAAGGCGCGAATGGAAATATCGTATATATTCGTGAAGATGAAACAATTGCTGATTCAGAGTTCTATACAGTATACCTAAATAATGTAGAAGGATATGCTGACAATGTGCCGTTCACAAAAGATGATGTGATTCTCAAGAGCACAGGAGACGATGAAATTGCAACAATACAAGGAATCAAAGGACCAGAGGCAAACACATTCTCTGGACAGATTCTTTACATTGAAAATATACAAGCAGTCACTCGTGATCCAGATCAATCAGAAGATATTAAAATCGTATTGGATTTTTAAAGGTAGTATAAATGGCAATCGAAACCAATCTCAATCAAAGTCCCTTTTTTGACGACTTTGACGAAACCAAAAACTTTCATCGAGTTTTGTTCCGTCCGGGTTTTGCAGTACAAGCACGAGAACTGACTCAACTTCAAACTATTCTGCAAAATCAGATTGAACGATTCGCAAATGAAGTAGTCGTTGACGGTACAGTCATCACTGGTGTTGGTCTCAAAACAGACACTATCGATTTTGTTAAACTGCGCGACAAAGATGCCAACAACCGTGTATTATTGTTGGGCGATTTCTTTGAGAGTGGTGTCGTCGCGAATGCAACTGTAACTGGTGCAACGACAGGTATTACTGCTCAATTGATTGATGCAAAAGAAGGTTCTGAGGCAGCAGACCCCAACTTCCTTTCTATCTTTGTCAAGTATACCAATTCTACTAATAAAGTCACTGCATTTACTGTCAGTTCAACACTTGATGCGGATGCAGGTACTGGATACTCAAACGGTGATGTCATCAAGGTAAATGGTGGCGTTGGTGTGTCGGCAAATGCTACAGTTACTACTGGCGCATCAAATACTTCAGTTGTATCTCTTACTGTTGTAGATGGTGGTTCTTATACTACTTTCCCTTTACTTACTGGCGCACCAACAACCGCAGAAACTGGTAGTGGTACTGGTCTGAAAGTTGACCTAACCATGACATCATACAAAACATTCGCAGACAATGAAGTATTGAATGTTCGTCGTCGTTCAAATACTGAGTTTCTGGTTGCCGCTAATACTATCACATCAAGTGCAACTGGTCAAGGTTTCCGCGCAACAGTTTCTGATGGTATTGTGTATCACAAAGGACACTTCATTCGTGTTGCTCCACAGTCACACATCGTAGAGAAATATTCAATAACTCCAAGCAAGAAGATTGGTTTTATCACTGCCGAATCAACAGTAGACTCCAACGAAGATTCGTCACTGCTCGATAACTCAACTGGTTCGACTAACTTTGCCGCACCGGGTGCGGAGCGACTCAAGTTACTACCAACTTTATCGTCTCGCGATTTGACTGCCGCAAACACAACTACATTCTTCACAATTGCAACAGTCGAGAATGGATCAGTTATACAAAGACGCACAGATACGACTTACTCTGATCTTGGACAATATATTGCACAGCGTTCGTTTGAAACAAACGGTAACTATGCCACTGAACCATTCAACATTCGTATTCGCGAGCATCTCCGTTCAACAACCAACTTGGGTCGTTACAATTTAGATGGTGGTGGCGACAACAACAAACTCGTTGCAGAAGTAGAAAAGGGT